CTTCCGATCTATCTTAAATCCTCAACGCTAAAGACTGTTCCTGCCCTCTCTATCGGCTCGCCCTGGTATTGTGCAAGCCAACTCGCTATATCGTCCATGCGCTCAAAGCTCGCCCGCCTTTGGTGGTAATACTCGCTTGAAAAGCCTACTCCGTACATATACTCAAAGTTGCTTTCGTCTGCTTCGTCCAAGGCAGGCATATTTAATATCCGATACCGCCTGTTTTTATACTTCTCGTCATTCTCTAAAAGGTCTATCCTTCGGGCTATACTGTCATATACGCTCCACCGTGTGCCTATCCATAAATTCTTCGCGCCTTCCTTCGCTCTCGGCAGAAGGTTGTTGTCTACCTTAAACCACGCAGCATTTAGCCTGTCACGGCTCATGGCTTCTTCTATTCCCGAATGCAGGTCGTCCGCGATCTCATAGCCGTTACAGTCACACGCACCATTAAGTGTCCCGTACAAACTCCTTGCCGTGAAGCTTGCGTATCTCTTCTTGCGGTCTATGTTTAATAAAAGGTCTTTCGCGTCTGTTGAAGCTACTTCCCTCTCGGGGAATATCTCTTTCCAACGATAGGTGAAGGGGTCGTTTAATATCTCCAATAAGCCGTTGTAAAACACTTTAACTACGCTGTCCGAGTATGACGAGTAAAGGTTAGACCTCTCGCTGTCCCTTAAGATTATCCAAAGGATAAAAAAGACTATCAAAGTTGTTTTCCCTGTTCTCGGTGGCTGGGAGATGAACAATTCGTCCAACCGCCCGTCCTCTAAGTCCTGCAAAGCGTTACACGCGTTCATCAGCTTTTCTCTTCTCGGTAACCAAAACTGCTCTTCCGCAGGTCTGTTCCACTCCAACGCTAACATGAAGTCGTCAAAGACCTCTCTTGCCGTTAAATCATAGGACTTGCGGTAAAACTCTAAACTCTTTTTTGTCAGTTTCCCGCCACGGATAAACCCTCTAAACAATTCAACCGCCCTGTAGTCGTGCTCTTCCCACAACAACTTTAGGCAGTTGAATGCTTCGTCCCATTTATTCGCTTCGGCATACGCGCTCATTGCGCTATTCAATGATCTTGTATTCACCCTCTATAAACCCCGGTAATTTCTTCGCTTGCTCTATTAGCTGTTGCTCAGTCAACTCAGGCAGCTTAACCCTGTTTACAACCTCTCGCGTGTCGGTGTAGCCCTCAAAGTTATTCTTCGCTAAGAATATCTGCCCGGTTACATTGCCGTTGTTGACAATGGTATCTTCCAACTCGGCGTTGATATACGACATCCCGCGCTCGACCGCGGCTATTACCTCGGGCTTCTGCCCTACCTTGCCACTTATCCAACGGTATAACTCAACCCTGCTTACACCGATAGCTAAAGCCAGGCCTGCCACTGTTGCCGTTGCTCCGTCCTCGTCACACAAGTCGAAGTATTCGCCTACCCGCTTCTCCACCTGCTTTGCGTTGTGGTAGTCAATGATAGGTAACCTCATTACCCTTAAGTTGTGCGCTGTACGCTCGCGCTTAATCTCTTCCCTCGTCAATTATCATTTCCCCTTCAACGTGCCGTAAGTAGTTCTTCTTCCTTACTACGATCTCGTAGTCCATTGCGTTACATAACTTTAGTAAGGTGGTGGTGGTCATGCCGGTACCTTTGTTTAAACTCTGCGTTATGCTTGACCCGTTGGTGTGCCCTATCCGCTGCCCTAACTTGTGACGAGTTATCCCGCGCTCGTCTATCATCGCTTCTACTACGTCCCTTAATTCCATATCTACTCCTTAAATCTGTACTTCGTTATCATCTTCGCTCCTGCCCCCTGGCTCTACTTCGATATTGCATTTCTTTCCGTCTACTACTTTAAGTAGTCAACATCTTCGTTAGGAGAGGGTCTTTTTGGAATTTTTTCTGCTTATGGGGGTAATCCCGCACATCCGAACATGTGTTCGCTACCCCGCTGGGTATATTGCACAAATAACATCATATATTATTGTGCATATTTACTAACGCATATATCCATATTCGCCAACTCTGCGAGAAAGTATTCTTTTGTACATAGTTGTATTCAATATCTTGTATGTATATATATTACATCATACTATATATTGTATTTGTTTATGTGTATATATCTTGCTACAACTATTTGGTTGTTTTAAATTGTGGTTATTTTATCACAACCTTTTTGTTGTTTCAAGTGTGCGCGTGGGGGTTGCATTCTCCCCGTGTTTATGTTCTTTGTTATGGTCTATTTATTTAATGCTGGTGTAGTGCTGTATTGGTATATCATGTTGACCAATAAGAATATATAGTTGTTATTATGGTACTCTCTATCACGACGCCACGGGATAGTATTATATATAATTATAATATATATATGCTCATGCTTGCATTGTTGCGATCTTGCTAATACGAATCCGCACAACGACACCACGCAGCACGCGCCTGATCTGTTCCGGTGTGTCCGGCTATCATGGCAGCATAATACAATCATATAATAATTAGTTGGTAGGTCTAATAAAATAAAGCTATCTTGCGTGCTTTGTACTTAATAAACAAGACCCCTTTTATTATTCGCTATTCAGATATAAACACAAAAATAAAACAGCCATTTGTCCGGCTGTCTTATCTGGTTGAAAGATACAATGCTTACTTGTCTTTGTTTATATCTTGTCTTATTAACTCCTTGATATACCCTTGTTTATTCTCCACGCTGTCAAGCTTATTTATAATATCTTGATCATACTTGATATTTACTTTCAGTTGATATGCTTTTGTGTTTGCTTGCTGATATTTTCGAATTGCTTTTAATTGTGCTTGCGTTGCCACGTTTCCACCCCCTTTTAAATTCTAAGATACCACGTTAACTATATTACACCCTTATATTATATATGTCAATACTAATATTGCACAAAGATTGTGCCGAAAGTTTGTGCATTATTATGCACTTATATTTAAGTATAAGCCTTGACTTATAGTTATATTATGATATACTTATATCAAGATAAGGACACCTTATAAGATACAAACAAAGGAAAGTAAAGAAAGGACGGTAAAAGGATGAAAAAATATGATGAGATTATGCAAGAACTTATGGAGCAGTTAAAAGATGATGATGATCTGTTTTGCGAATTAGTAGATGAACTTGACAGTTGGAACGGGTTCGCGGACGGGTTCAGATGCTATTACATGGAAGAACTGGACGAGTTGCATTGTGGGCTTTCGTTGTCTGAATTTATGGACCGCCTAACCTCAGGTTTTTACGTGCGGGATGACTATTTTTACTATTCAATCTACGGACTTGAAAGCACGGACGACAAGGCCGGACTATACCGCGAGAACGTGGACGAGGGAGAACTGTTGGACAATGTGCGCGACAATTTAAATAACATTTATATTTCAGACTCCAGCTTTGCCGAACTATTGGAAGAGTTAGAAGAGATCGAGAACGCACACGCATAAATTTATTGAAGATAGTTGACTACTTAAATTAGTGAAGGAAAGGGGACGCCATGAAAACTTACGAATTAAAACCATTATATGACACACGAAAAAGCTTTTACGGGAAAGCTACGGTAACAGAAAAGGACGGCAAGATCATTCTAACAAGCTACACAACAGACGTGTGCTACATAGACAGCAACGGGGATTTTATAAGAACCTGGGAAGGCGAAAGCGCAACGACAATGCGGCACATCAACGAGTTTATAAAACAAAATGGAATCGCGGGCGGCGGTGTTGCTTGGTGGAGACAGCAGCCCTGCGCATAGGTAACCACTCAAAGGAAAGGAAAAAGGACGCCATGGAAAAATACATCGACAAAGTGTTTTATATCAGCTTGGTAACTTTTGTTACCGCAATAATTGCGGGGTGCGGAATGTCAACCATGTTTTAAGGAAAGGGGAAAAAGACAATGAAAAAAATATCACAATTAACACAAGACGAATATATAAAAGTTATGACGGACAACGGAAAAGAACAAGAAATATATAACGATGTTATGGATTGCGCTTATTGGCGCGTGGATGAATACTTGCACGGGATAACCGGCGTTGATTATGAAATAGGCGTGTACGGCTATAACTACATAAAACCGCTTAGCACTTGGACACATGAGAACACTCAGCTTGTGCGCGATCTATTGGACAAGCAAAAGTATTATTGCATATTTACCGAAGAGACGGAAAAAAAGCTTGAACGTATGAACGACCGCGCGGAATATGCCGGAGCAACGGCTTGGTTCACCGATGACGGGTTCGAGACTTGGTACATGGACGGACTACAAACAGCATTGGACGAACTTTGTAACTTGTGCGTTAGTGAGTATGAGTATCACGCGGAACATTTCTTTGAGATCGCGGGGGAGCTGGAATATTACGGGAATTATTATGTCACCAACGCGGGCGATCTTGTTGATAGTGACATCGCAAAATCCATTATTGACGATTTTAAAACCACTTTGACAGACGCAATCGAACTATATAACGAACTTGACGATATGGACTATAAGGACTATATAGACGAATTAGACAGTGATATTAGTTATTTAATGGACTTAATACCAAAACACGGCACCGCGGGCGCAAGGGCTATATTGGTACGTGAACAGTGAAAAAGGGGGTAAACAGCGAACACGTTTTTATATCAACCATTTTAATTTTAACATGATACAATAAACAAAAAATAAACAGTGAAAGGAAAAGGTGGACAAAATGAAAAGATATGCGATCGGATTATACGCACACGAGGTAACTAAGCAGCAGGCGTTGGAAGCAGCGAAAGCAGTTAAAAGCCGACACGGGGACTTTGAAAATTTAATATTTGATATTTGCTTTGAGGATCCGGAACCCGCCATTAAATGGGACTTTGAGACGAAAGAAAAGGCAGGTATGGCTATGAACAACTTTCTTGAACTCAAGGACTATGGCGACTATCTCCGCGTTTCCTGCGTGCTCTTACAGAAATACACCGCAGACGAGGACGGCGACTTTATCGAAGGCAGCGACTTTGACTCTCAGTTTAAAGTGACGCAAAAAGATATTGATACATTCAACAGGTTTGTGGGCAAGGAGATTTTTTAGGCGACACAAAAAAATTGTTAGTTTAAATTTTGACAGTGAGCCGGGCACGCTCCGGCTTACCAGTGAGAACATAAACAAGCAACGAAAGGAAAGTATAAAATGAATTGGACAGAAAAAATACTAAAATCTAACCATACGTTAATAGCCGGCTGTTCCGGCAGCGGCAAGTCTGTCGCATTAAATAATATCTTGTACGAGGCGCTTTTAAATGTATCTAATGCTTATATTATGATAGACTTAAAAAAGGTTGAGTTAATAGACTACAAAGAGTTGCCGCAATGTTTAGCATACGCGGACACGGCAGAGGACGCGGAAAGCATACTTGAAAAGACAGTGAGCTTAATTGCGCGGCGTTATGAACGAATGCAAGAACTCCGGCAGAAAAAGACCAGTGAAAACAACATTTATGTTGTGATTGACGAGTACGCGGATTTAGTTTTGACTTGTTCAAAACAAACAGTGAACTGCATTCAACGCATTTCACAAATAGGCCGTGCTGCCGGCGTTCACCTGATCGTCTGCACGCAGCGACCCACAAGGGAGATTATAGCCGGCGCGATCTCGGTGAACTTAGAAACGCAGCTTGCCCTTCGTTGTAGTTGCGCACAAGACAGCCGCAATATAATCGGCGTATCAGGCGCGGAAAAGCTGCCAAAGTACGGCAAGGGAATCTTGAATCATGAGGGCTATAAAACAATGATTGATATACCACTTATAAGCGAGCGGGATTTACGGGATAGAATAGAATACATCGGCCGGTTGACGCGAGAACTGCTAAGCAGGGAAAAGACCGCTTAAATGGCGGCTTTTCTTTTATTGCTATAAATAGAAAAAGTCGCAGTGAGCGACCCTTTCTATTTATCGAAAAAGAGGAAGGAATTTAACAATAACCCATCCGCAAACCCGTATAGTGATTATAATTCAACCACTTAAAGTTGTAAAGACAGTGAGCCAATTTTTGATAGTGAACCGCCAAACCAGGCAGTGAACGGTCTTTATCGCCTTGTTTGAGCCACGCATTTAGCCATGCAGGGGCTTTTGTGGCGGCAGTGAGCAAGTCTGCGCCGACAACTTTAAATGGTCTAAAATCGCAAATTAGTTAAACGGCAATCCCTCATCTTCCATGGGGTCAACCGCAGTGAAACCGCTGTCCGGCTGCTCTGCTGCCTTCTTACTCTCGGCAAATTCAAAATGCTCGATAACTACATCGGTAGTGAAAACCTTTCTTCCGTCCTTGTCATAACTTCCCGTCTGAATGTGTCCGTCAATGCAAATTTTTGTACCGCGTTTGCAATAATCCCTGATGATCTCGGCTGTCTTATTAAATGCCACGCAGGATATAAAGTCCGCGTTCTGCCCCGTGCTTTTGTTTACTCTGTCTACGGCTACAGTGAGCCTTGCGTATGCTTTGCCTTCTCCTGTTTCCCTAACCTCGGGGTCTTTAGTGAGCCTTCCCATGATGATAACTTTGTTCATTTCAAAATCTCCTTTACATAAAATCTGTATCTTCAAATGGCAGTAAACCATTGATATTTATATCTTCCGGCAGCGAGACAGTGAGCCTTGTCGGAATAAGCTTTAAAAAGTTTTCAAAACTCATAGTGACCTGCCATTGCTTGTTGTTCTTCCGATACACCACGATAGGTATATCTCCGTCCTTGCAGTCGCGTTCTGCTTGCTTTATCCAATCCCATATTTTTGTTGTCTCCTGGTGTTTGACTTCTATGTGAAAGCCGTCAAGTCCCACCACGTCTGCTGCGTCCCCCGTTTTTCCACAATATTGAGCCGTCCTTCTCGCAGTGAAACCATGTTCCTTTAATATTTTTGCTACTGCGCGCTCTGCCCTCGCGCCCTTCTGTTTGCTATTGATACTCATTATAAACTCCCTAATACTTTTATTATCTCCACCACAAGCCAACCTATCATAACTCCTACAAATGCCATAGTGAGCGCGATCAATGTTGCCGTGGCGATTATTATAAACTTCCTCATGTGCTACTCCTTTGCGCCCTACCCCGCTGTTTCTTTATCCACCTTGCGCACTTGCCACATATCTGCAAGACTTCCTTTCGGTTATCGGAATAAGTCTCTGTTGTTATGGTGTCTCTTTCCAACGTCCAATTAAGCCTGTTCTTATACTCCACACCACAAAGGTCGCATATATATTCAACCTTTATCATTCTTCCTCACCTCTCAATTCCATTCTCGCTCCGCAGTTCGGACAGTAGTTCATGCCAACAACATCATCTTCGTAATAATGCGCTTCCCACTTGCACACAGAGCAATGCCCTCTAATGCGTGCGTCATCATCTTCAATCCACTCGCCTTGTGTGACCTTTTTAAATTCCACCTCTTTATTGCTCGGAGTACTAAAGTAAATCGTGTCGCTATGTTCAAACTCCGCGTCTGTTATCTTGTTCCAGTCCTCTTGTGTGAGAGGACTATTAAGCGTGAATTTTATTTCGTCTATCATTCTTTCACTCCTCTCATGTCCGCCCCGCATTTAGGGCAGAAGTTTGTGTTGTTAATGCGCAATTCATAATCGCATTTACTACAAAAAACAACACCGTATATTCCGTCTTTGTGAATCCATTCCCCATGCACGTTTTCACGGACATCTGCTGTCGGAGTTTCGTTAATCCATCCACAAAAGTCTTGCAAAGAATATGTGCTGTAATATTCACAATCTATCTTCTGCTTCTGCGTTTTGTAGCAATCCTCACAAGCCAAGCAATCGCACATAAAATGTTCTTTACACAAAACTTCCGCATCAATGTATCTACTCATCTTCGCTCCTTTCATGCAGTAATATATACAACAACCGCCTTAATCCACGGAATGCTTGCATAAAGTTCGTTCCACTCTTCATCAGACAAGTCCGTTATATCCCTTCCGTCTTTAGTGCAGTAATATTTGCAACCCTCCATGTCCGCAAGTACGTTTTCTTCATCATCGTCCTTGAGGTGAACTTGCTCCCGCCCTATATAGTATTCTGTAACTTCTGCTCTTCCCCATCGTCCTAACCAATATTGATAAGAATCATCACCTACCACTTCACCATCCACCATTGGAATTACAGGCAACCCTGGATTTTCTTTAATGAGTTTTAAAAGTTCTTTTGTGTTGTTATTCATCTTCTCTCCTTTCTCCGTAGCTGCAAAAGTCATCTTCTCTTACTTCTATTTCGTTTCCCTCGTTCAGCCACTCGGAACATCCGTTGTATAGACCACCAACACAACTGATATTCTTTCTGTAGTATTTGCATTCCTTGCACCTCACAAGGACACCGCGGTTGTCGTTAAAAATAAAGTCGTCCCCGTCTACCACATAGTCTATTATCATTTCAACGTGTTTCATGCTCCAACCCCTTATCTATCGCTGTTCCCTCGTCATCCTCTGCTCCTTCGTAAACTGTCAATGTCTTTCTGAATGCGAATATGTCCGTGTCTTGCGTCCGCCTATTCCATGCCTTGATCGCGCCTTGCTTGCTTACATACAATGTCTGCTCGATACCGCACTTGCAAGTGATATACCACTCTCGCTTGTTACCTGTTTTGATTGTTTCTACTTTCGGTGTTCTCCCACAAAACGGGCATGGTTTAATGTTCATTCTTCGCCCCTTTCATCTGCCAATATGTGTATATCGTTTTCCCGTCTGCACAATGTCTTGTCGGTAAACATATCTGCCAATGCTCTACCGGCACTCGAATATCGGTTTGTCCATAGTCAAGACTGCTATAAAGACCTACTCCGAGATAGCCTAATAGGTTGTTGTCTTTATCGTATACTGGCTGTCCCACGGAAAAGGTTTCTTCTGCTCCATACTGTTGAAAAGCAACCTTGTAGATATTGCCGTCATATATCACTTTGCCTGCTGTGTACATCAGTGAATCCTCAAACTTGGTGCCGCTGTTTAGTTGGTCTATAAATCTATTTATTCCTTTAATCATTCTTCGCCCCTCTCCAACATTTCCCTAACATAGTCCGGCATTGGCGCGCAACGTATTACTCCCCACCGCGCGCCACACTCGCACTCGCATTCTTCAGTGTCCGTCTCTATATATTTCGGTGGCTTGCCCCCGCACGCGGGACACTCTTTTATTTTCATTACTGATTTATCCTGTCCCATTCTTCTTCTCCTTTTTCAATCGTTGGCCGAGTATTCTCCGCACTTCTCCAAATCACGATCATGCTCGGGAATGGCGCGGGGTTTTTCCCGTCTCCAAATTTTAACCGCCCTTTTATAAATCTAATCTCCGCTCTGTGGTATATGTAATTGTGGAAATATTGCGTGTCCGTTCTTGCTGGGATTAACATAACTATTGTTGTGTCCGGATTAAAATGTTCTTCCCACGCTTTTTTCGCCCACAACTTTATTTGACTATAAGGCGGGTTGCAAAAGACTGTGTGACCCCCCCAGCTTTTTTCTAAACCATTATCTTTAGCGGAAAACCACTTACTGCATTTATGATTTTCTGCTGTCGCGCAAGGGTCTAATGTAAACATAAACTCGTTATTGAGTGAGTTAAATAAGTCGATCGGGGTTTCCCACTCATCTGATTTATTACTGTACATAACCTTTAAATTCATTCTTCGCTCCCCTTTCTGCGCTTTCTGCTAATTTTTTTTCTTCCCATATCTTTAACAAGGTTTCTAAAAAGTCTATGTCCATATAAACTTGGTTATCCATGCCTTCCACTCTCGTAACCACCGCAATTCTGTTTCCAAAGTCGAATTTAAAAACTACCTTATT